TGTAAGTATGTTGCCTGTGTCTATTGTTTCGCTATTAGTCTGCGTGGACGTTAATAGGATCGAAAGGATCGACACAATCAACACACATTTCTTCAATTTGAATACTTGATACATAATCTATTTTCTTTACCCATTCATCATAGTCTGGACGAAGCTCAGGATATTTTTTCCATTTAGCTGCTGCTTCATCACCAATCTTTCCATCGAAGGGGCAGGGAGTACCTGCTGATTCCATTGCTGAGAAAACTCGTTTGTCTTGACAGAGAATAGCAACACTCGCAATCTTCATGCCAAAGTCTTGTAATACTTTAGCTAGTTTTATACGCTCGCAGTTTTCATCAACTACATGTTTGCCGCCACTAACGCCAACAAGACTGGTAGTAACAGAGCCACTAATACCCAAAGAACAAACATCTTGAGACATAGACGAATAGGATGGTGCATTTGCAGAAGGGGGAGGAATAGTAGATTTGTTATTTGTGGTATTGTCTGTGTTGTTAGTAGTTGTAGAAGTTGTGTCATTAGATGATCCTGATTGATACGTGTTATTATTAGTTGTTGTATACCCACCTGTTATATTGGTGTTACTACCTGAAGAGTTTGTTTGTGTATTGGTATCGTCTGCCAAAGTAAGAGATGATACCAAACAAAGCATTAAGAGGAATAATGCTATTCTCATTTGCTATGGTTTAGTCCAAACTGAATGTGTTAAGTTGCCGTCTGTATCTCTTGCTAATAGTGCATCATACGCTGTCTCATTCGAGTGATTGGCAGGCAAGTCTCTAAGAGTCTGCCTCCAAGTCTTGATGTTATCAGGCATTGTTACATCAGAGTTAGCAAGGTAATCTGTTTCAATTAGTTTTTCTAATCTGATTTCTTTTATTTCTGTAAGTTTTCTATTAGATGAGTTATCATTCCATGCTTTATTTCTAGCAATAATATCAGCTTTTTCAGTTTCAGTAGCTTGTCTTTCTACTCCATTTTCATTTACTGTATAATCTACCATATCATTCCTTAACTATTTACAATTCCATAACATCTAATTTGCCAATAATCTATTTGGTCGGCTGTTGCATTCATATAAAAACCAGTAAGTGCGTTTGTTGCTTTAAATTCTAATACTCCTGTTTGAGACCTAACTGTTGCACTATTATTTAACATTCTACTATCATGTAAAATTGTTGTTCTTTTTCCACTTTTGCGTGGGTGTAGCCATCTCATTTGACCTGTTATAGATATTCTGCCACTATCATTATTCATGCCATGAGAAAGTCTAAAATTATTTTGTCCACTATTACATCTTGTTTGTGTACTTCCTCCTGTATCTACTCCAATGTGAGCAGAGTCATATTCATTACCAGAAGATATATTTCCACTAGCATCATATAATGTCATGTTTAAATCTGCACCAGTAGTTTCAACATTTATTTGATAAGTCATTAAGTAATCTTCATAAGTATCACTTATCCAACCATTAACGATTACATTATCAGTACCAGATGTACCACTTGATTGTGTTAATGGAACTAAACCACCACTAGGTGCATCTGCCCACGTTAGTCCACCAGTATTCCCAGACTGTGCAGTAAGCATATATCCGTTAGTTGGTGTATTGGAAACCTTAAGATTAGCTTCATCAATTATATTGTCAGCTATAACAGTTGCACCATCAGCAGTAGAAGTTACTTCTCCACTATGGTTAGGGTGAACATAATTGTTTGCGTGTTGAGTTACTGCTGAAGCAGGAACTCTTGCATCAGCTATACTACCTGTAAGTTTAGCAGCATCAAGAGAAGTAATCTCTGCTGTTTCAATACTGCCACTAGATATGAGATCAGCTAATTGTCTGGCTTTAGTCATAAAATCTTTTTATATCGTAAGTAAAAACCTGTCGTCTCTATTTGCCACAAGTACACTTTCCATCTTCGCAACAAGGATTAATCATAGTTTATCCATTTCTGTTTGAATGTCTGTTTTAGAAATAGGAGTTTCTCCATTATCCCATTCTATTTCACAATCGTTTAAAGTTTGTGTTTTAGTATCTTTGTTTTCTCCACGAACTGTAAATTTAGCATTATTTTTAATTGATATTATTGCATCTGCAATATTTGATATATAACTCATGCTAAAATCTCCATTAATGTAATTGTACTATGAGGGTTACTATCTCCTGTTTGAGCATAACTATTACCATTACTTTTTACTTGAACTTTATAAGTAGTTGCAGATGTTGTTGAAGGAGAGTCTAAGTAAGTAAATGAACATGAGCCTACTTTATTACCACCAGTTTCAGAATCATCACCACCTCTGTTTTCAAAATTAGCTAAAATATCTGTTGAGTCTCTTAATGCTTTTAATGTTGTAAACGCATCACCATTTTTTCCAACTCCTGCTATATTACAAATAATTAAAATTTTACTTGAAGTTGCACTTGGTGTTATTGAAGCTGTTAATCCTGTGTCTTGAAAACTTGATGAAGCTGTAACAACTTCTGTTGTAGTTGTGCCATTGATTACTTGGCTTACCTTACCCCCACTAAAGTTGGCATTAGGCAAAGTACCTGTTACATTAGTTGCTAAGTTTAAGTTTCCTGTAACTCCTTGTGCTAAATTTAAAAATGTCTGTGCCATTAATCAGCCTCCTGTATTATTAAGTTTCCATCATCTACTTCAGCTTGAATATCACTTGGAAGATTATCTCTGTTTTCACGCAACCATTCTTGAAATTCTTTATCTGTTCCAATGCATGACCTTTCTCCATTACCAAATATTTTAATTTCTGGTGTATCTTTAATTGTATGTACTATTGAATAACTCATAGTTCTGAACTCCATGCTAAAAAGGCTGTATTATCTTGCGATCTACCAAGAGCCGCAGATGCGTTTGTAATTCCATGATTTGATTTTTTAAAAATAACCATTGCTTTATCAAGGTCAGTATTGGAAAAAACAGGAACGACATCACAAGTAGTATTAAAGGTTGTTCGTATTGCATAATGTGAAGCTGTTCCATTTGTTTCAATAGCACTTGGAGATGTTCTCATTGTAACAGAAAAAGGTACAAATATTTGAGCATCATTAGAGCCATCAATATTTCCACTTCCAAAATATCCTCCAGATGCCGCAAGTATTTTATAATAATATCTTTGACACCTAGCTAAATTATCTCCAAAACTTTCATGTTGAAAAGGTGGTATAGTAGAAGAAGTATAAGTACCTACTTCTAGTTGAACACCTGTAATAAGCCATGTATTTGTTGCATTAAAAAATCCATTATCAGCTGCAGCCGAATTAATTTGTACTGCTGTTGTAGTATCATTCCAACCAAGAGAAGCACCTGTGCGACTACCTCCTGTTTTAATATCCATAAACCATTCTAAAGAAACTCCAGTAGCGTTAGCTGTTTCTCCAGTTGTTGTGGAACTTGTTGGTATGTTAATAACTACTTGTTGCCATGTATTAGCACTACTAATTGTATAATTTGCTATATATAAATTTCCACCACTACTTGTATTTTGATTGTTTCTTGCTATGCCAACAGCAAAAGTGTCAGCTAATGATGACTTAACATAAAAAGATAATGTCATAGCATTGTTATCAAAAAACTTAGAAACATCTTGATGTTCAAATTTAGTTTCAATAGCAAATCTATTATCGGCTGAGTCAAGACCTCCAGCTGATGTAACTTCTAACTTAAAAGATTTTTCAAATCCAGTTGGTGCATCAGTAGATTGTGAGCCTGTAAGAACTGACCCAGATGAGCCAAGACCATTTGCAATACCTTTTATTCTATCAACAACAAGAGTTGCATTTGAAAAATTAGTATTTGATGTTCCTCGTTGAGCTACAGCCATATCGCCATTTATCATTAATGGATTTACATTAGGTCTTGATGTAGGAATAACACCACTAGCAATTTTACCAGAGGTTACAGCACCATCATTTATTTTAGCTGTTGTTACTGCATCTGCACCAAGTTTAGCTTCGGTAATTGCACCATCTGAAACTGTCGTTAATACCCCAACCCCAAAATGTTTAATACCATTACATACTGAACTCCCACTAGGAGTAAAATCAAAAGTAACAGTAGAGCCACTAACAGTATAGTTGCCAGATTGTATGACACCATCAATTTGAATTTGTAATGCGTCTGCACTTACTGGTACAAAAGCTACTGAGTTTTGTGTTAGGTTAAATGTTGCTGTGCTACCACTAAAAGATAAATTATCTAAAGTTGATATATTATCTATTTGGTCTATTCCTCTGCCTATGTAACTCATGCGTTATCCTCTATTGTTTGTAATCTTTGCATTTCAGTTTTAATATCTGCTTTAGCAATAGGAGTTGTATCTTCTAACCAATTAATTTCACAATCATCAATCTCACTCCCAACAATATAAAATTTAGCTAAACTATTTAAAGACAATATTGCTCTTTCTTTTGAAATTATCATGCTCCAATCTCCATTAAAATTAATGTTGCTTGACTATCAGTACCTAAACCTCCGTATGTACTATCTGGACAAGAATAAATTATTTGACCTTCTCCAGTATCATAAGGTCTATATCTAATATCATATGTTATTTGTGAAGTTGTGTTAGGTGTAAATCTGTAAAAACCAACACCTTGATAAGCATAGTTAATACTTCTGCTTGTCATACCCCATGCAGAACCAAACTCATGGTAACTGCTACCATCATAAATTGCGTGTAGACAAGAAATTACAGAGCCACCATTACCATCTTGATAAAAAGGTATTGTATATTGAACTAAAATTTTTGATGAAGTTGCACTTGGAGTAATATTAGCTGTTAAACCACTTGATTGATATGCAGAAGTATTGTTACTTGTTTGTGTACCATATTCTGCTTGGACTACCTGTAAAACTTTTCCACCTCCAGCTCCAGAAACACTACCAGTAAAATTAAAGGTTTGACTTAAATCAATACCTGTCGGTTTAAGTAAAGTAAAAGCCATTATGCGTTCTCCCAAATTGTATGTGTTAAGTTTCCTTGCTCATCTCTAGCTAGAAGTAAATCGTATTGACTTTCTGTTGTAAAGTCTTGAGGTATATCTCTCCAAGATTTTCTTTTGTCTTTCCATGCGTCAGATAAAACTACATCTGATAAAGCAAGGTAATCTGTTTCAGAAAGTTTTTGATTTCTTATTCTTCTAATTTCTGCAAGTTTTCTTTTAGCAGATTTACTATTCCAAGCTGTTTGTTGAGCATTAAATTCAGCCTGTTCATCTGCTGTCATTTCTCTGCTTACACCATTTATATTTACTGTTCCCATATTATTCTACCAAACCTAAAATTCTCCAAGATAAGCTATCAAAATCACCAGCACTTTGAAAAACTTTAAATCCTGTAATTGCTGTTGTTGAGTTCCACTCTGCTGTTCCATGAACACTGTAAGTATAATTACTTGTTCTTCTTCCACCACCAGAAAAAACTAATCTTTTCTTTAAAGTTGTACCAGCAGGATTATATAAAGTACCTTCCCAAGCAAATTGTTCATCAGAGTCATGTCTATTTGTTTCACCAGATATTTGCATTAAGTTATCGTTACCACTCCATGCAGAATTTCCTCCACCAGTATTGTAACCAACACCAGCATAAAAATAAGCGTTACTTCCATCTTGCAAAGTGTTTGTTCCTGTTACCCATCTTAAACGAGGTAGTGCATCTTGACTTCCGTTCCAATCATAGAAAAATATTTTATAAATTTTATAAGTTGAAGTAAATAAACCTGTTAATTGAGCATAGCTATCTCCTGAACTAACACTACCTGTTCTTATTACTTCCCAAGCACCACTAGGTGCTGTTTTAAAAGTTTGGTCTCCAAATAATACTGTGCTTGATGAAGCTGTGCCACTTCCAAGTCTCGCTGTTGGAATAGTACCACTAGCAAGGTTAGAAGCATTAAGAGGGTCAGTAGAAAGTTTAGAGTTTGCTATACTTCCTGAAAGCATGTCTGAAGTTACACTTCCTGTTGCAGGAGCCTGCGTGCTAGAAATTTTAGCTACATAAATGCAAGTGACTTTATCGCTAGCAACTAAAGTTGCTCCAAGCGTGATACGACTTGAAGAAGTTAAAGTTAAATCAGAATTTTCTTGAACTACTCCATTAACTAAAACGATAACGGAACTAAGAGAACTTATGCTTTGATTTAAGTCTATATAGTTTTGCGTTAAGCCAGTAAAATATTGGTTAGCTTCTTGTGATATAAAACCAGATTGTGGAGGAGTACCTAAATACGGCATCTACGTTACATCGGTTAAGAGTGATATTATTACGTCTGCTGATCCACTATCTTTTTTTATTTTTACTGCACCACCACTAGGTATTACTATTTTTCCCTGCACGCATTCCAAACTGGAGCCTTGTGGCAGAGGTGCATTTTTGATTATGTATCTATCGTTAGATCCATCATTAAGAACTGCATCTACGTTTATAGAAGTAGTACCAGTATTAGCTATGAGTAATCCTATAATAATTTGTTTATTAGATGTAGCAGAAACAACTGTTGTTAAGTTGTTATTTGCTAGTGTAGCATCAGCTTGTGAAAAATTATTTGCCATGATTTTGTCTTACATTCCTCCGTATATTTAGTCGTCCCTAACCAAGAGCTATTGCCATAACTACTGAGTTATCAGCTATTGTTGTTGATCCACCTAATTGAACGGCTGATCCGTTAATGGTTATTTGATTCGTTAATAATTTATTGGTTGGTATGAGTGGTAATCTTGCTAAATCTACTGTACCTGATGTTAAAGCAGATGCTGCAAAAGATGCTAAAGCAAATGTGCCATAAGCAACAATATCTATAATATCTCCACTTGGTACAGATGTTGCAAATACAACAGATGTGCCAGAGGTAACAGTTACATCCACACCATTTAATTGTTTGACACCATTTAGATATACATCGATAAAGCCAGCATCATAAGCTAGTGATACACCATTATTATCAGCACCAGAAAAAGTTGTTGCTCCAGCAGATGTATATTGAAATCTAGCTGCTGTGCCATTGACTGTTGATCCTGCTGCTGCCCAACCACCAGACTTGTAAACTTTTAATTCGTTAGCTGATGTATCAAAATATAAATCACCTTGATCTAAACTAGAGGAGGGTGCTGATGAAGCAATACGATATCTATCGGCAAAGCTATTAACTCCACTGATGTTAGTAGCAACTGTATTGACATTACTTATAGATCCACCAACGTTGTTAACATTTGTTATCGCACTGCCAACTGTATTGACATTTGCTATAGATCCAGCAACTAAATCTATTTCACTTGATGATTCAGCTAAGTCGTCTGCTACGGCTTCTATTTCTGTTAATTTATTTTCTACTGCCGCAACATCTGCTGAAATATTTGCTACGCTTGTAATGTCACTAGCAATACCAGCCAATGTTGTTATGTTAGAATTTTGACCAGCAACTGTATTGATGTTGCTAGAGTTTGTATTAACATTGTTAATTGCTGTTTGTTCCGAAGATGTTGGTTTTATATCTTCCCATGCTGATCCATTGTAAACTTTTAAACCTGATGATGTATTAAAATATAAATCACCAGCATCAAGATTGCTTGTAGGATTAGATGATGCTGCTCCATGATATTGACCCGTAAAGGTTGATAACGAAGAAGCAGCAGATGTAGCGGAGGAAGCTGCATTGGTTGCTTGTGTTGATGCGGTTGATGCGGATGTTGCTGCAGCAGTTGCCGATGTTGCGGCTTCTCCTGCTTTAGTTGTTGCTGTATCTTTATGACCAGATGCTGTTGATGCAGAAGTCGCAGCTTCAGAAGCTTTTGTTGTTGCTGTGGTAGCAGAAGAGGCTGCGGCTGTTGCGGAACTTGCTGCTGCTGTGGCAGAGGAAGCTGCCGCAGTTGCCTGTGTTGCTGCACCAGAGACATCTACTAATTTTGTTGTGTTGGATGATGAGTTAACTGCTGCATCATCGGCAAAAGTTGTTGTTGCGGTGTTAGAAGATAATCCATGTACAATGTGTACATCACCATTGGAACGAGTTACTAAATCAAAATTTTTGTATGTTGTTGATGATGATGAGTAAGTACCTCTAATGTTAAAGAAGTTTGTAATGTTAACGTAAGAGTTTGACGATCCGCCAACTCTTACTTCTAGTTGACTATCAGAAGGATCAAATTGAAATTCAAAATTCGTTGCATCAAAGACACCAGATGAATCAAAGATATCACCAAGCATATCACCAATGCTTTTTGTTCCTCTTTCTGCTGACTCTAAATATGTATCTAGGTTATGCGTACCTGTCTTGGATGACAGGAATCGTAATTGTTCACCACGAGGTTGCGTCTCAGCCATTACTCACTCCATCCCATTTTTTTCATAAATCGTATAACATCACCTTTTGTGACTTGTTTTTTAAAATCAGATACAGGTTGATCCACTAAGCCTTTAAAGATGGTTGGTATTGTATCTTCTAAATTTTTTATCTTGTTGTGTAAGGCTTCTATTTCTGCACGTAGTTTTATTATTTCTTTTCCGTTAGATTCTATAATTGTAGAAGCATGAGACTTAACAAAGTCACGAGTCTTCGCATCAATATTTTTTTCTAATACTTCTGGATTTGGAATCGTTTGTGTCATTAATTTTTCTTCAAATCCTTTCTTATTTTTGCATGCTTTTTTTTCAATTTAGCAAGTTGAATCTCTTTAATTTTAATTCTTTCCAATACTAATTTTCCCTCATAAGATTTTTTTCTGTAATCCATTATCTACCTCCTGCTATTTTATCCATCATCGGGATTAGGTTGCCTGCTTCAACATCACGTTGAACTTGTTCATTAGGTTGTACAGAAGCACCACGCATCTTTTCCATCATTGCCATTTGTTGTGATGGTGATGGACCCTGAGCTTGTTGTTCCTTAGAAATACGGAACTGATCCAAATCAGATATACCCATAGCACGTATTGCTTCTTCAGCAATTTTAGCTGTGTTGTATTCCATGTTTAATCCTGTTTCTCCCATTACCTTCAACATATTCATCCACGTTTCAGCGTTACGTGTTGGCTCAATAGGAAGTGATCCATCTATAACCAAATAATCAATATCGCCTTGTAAATCTTGTACACTGAAATCAATGTATCCATCGTCCACCATGTCAGCTAATTGTGTAGGCATGTTGTACGGATCCATTTTAATTGATCCATCATAAGAAATAGCATCTTGTATATTAGCAATCATCATTCTTGCCATTGGACGTACTGTTGTTGCAGACATGATACGAGCTAATCCACCTAGTCGTTGTGAGCCTAACTGTGTTAGGCGAGCAATCTCTGTTGCTGTACGAACTTCACCAGTTGGCATACCTTGTTGTGCATCAGATGCTGCAGACAGTCGTTGTTTTAATTCACCTAGTTGACCAATGTCTCCCCAGTGACCACGAGTAACATCAGGAACTTGTGATATAAAAACACCATCTCCCGCTTTAGCCCCAGGTAATGTTCGCACGATGCCATACGGATTTCTGTCAATTAAGTCAGGCACCGAGACTTGTGTTGGATCAACAAAGATTAAATTGTTTAGTGCAGCTTGCACGTTGTCTATACGTGAACGTAACAACCATGTTGCAATATCGTGAAGTGGTAACATGATGTCGTATAACGATTGACCATATGTTTTATGTGAGTCTTGATATAATCCACCAAACGCAAATGGTAATTGTTGACCATAAGGATTAAGTTGGAAACGAATAACAACATCTTCATCCATCACTGTGATGACAAGAAAGATTGTTTCTATTTGTGGTATACCAATTTCATAACCAGATAATTTTACCCATGACTCATCTACTGTACGTGCATTACCAAGTGTAAAGTGTGATCCACTATTACCAATATTATTTCTTTCTAATGATTCTGTTGGATCAATAGATAATCCTCTACCTTTATCTTGTTGCCAACGATGTGCCGACCAAGAAGCTTTTGTTGGTGCAAGTTGTCGAAGGGAAGGATACTTTTTTAATTTAGGATATAAACCTGTTTGTATAAGAGAATTGTAAGATTGAAAATCGGAACATACAATGTATTGCATATTTTCCCAATCACCCCAGTTAACACGAGGATCAGGAAAAACTCTACGTGGATCAAAGTTAATTATTTTAGATTGGTTTGTTTTATTATCCCAAACTATTTTTGTTGGTGCAAAACCATATCGTACAGAGTCAAGAAGCATCTGTGCCATTCTTGCTTCACCTGCTGTACGTCTCATGTGTTGATGTAAAACTCTTTCTAATACAGCAGCAACTTTTCTTGACTTTCTATTTAAACCTTCCAACATAAACATGGGGTTTCTTCCTGCCAATGCAGACATCAAATAAGTTGTTACTGTGTCAGCCACTGCACGAGTATCGGCTATGACTGCTTTTTCTCTAAACTTTGTTTGTGTAGGAGAAACATACACATCATGTGCCTTATCTGTTTCTCTCCAGTGATCGTATCTGCCTCTTATCTTTTCGTGAGACATATCTACCATTGATTTAACGTAAGAAACTATCTTGTGTTCCTCTTCATCATTTAAGTCTGAAGAGATATCTTCATACTTCATTAGCTTATCAATGTGACGTGATAAATCTATTACGACATTAGATTCATCGTTAAGTATCTTTTCTCTGTAACCTTGCATGCTGCTCCTGATTAATTGTTATAAATAGAAGAAAGAAAGAGAGTATGTCGTCCTTATTCTCCCCATCCAAACCAAGTTGTTTTCTTTTCTTTTAATTCACTTTGTAATGATCCCATTGTTGTAAGAGGTGTAGATTCTAATTCACCTGCATTGAATGACATTCGTGATAGTTTATCTAATGCCATTGATAAGGCATCTATCTGATCATCATGTGTACCATTAGGAAAGGAGACTGCTTCTTCTATAAAGTCATCAAGCCATACTGCTGCTTTTGGTAAGAAGACTCTACCACCTTCTATTAAGTCGGTGATGGCAGAAACACGAGATACTTTGTCAGAAGATACTTTGTATGGAATGATTGCCATCCCTGATTGATTTTTTAACTCTTGTATCAATGACATACCTGATGCTTTATCTTCTATATGTATGCCACGTAAACCTCTGCCACGCCATTTGGTGTTGAGTGTAATTAGCATACGTTTTAATTCAGGGAAGTCATAACGTGATCGTTTGATGTCAATGATGTAAATGTCACCTTGACTATCTAAGCCAGCGACAACGGCTACGGAGTAGTCGGCAGTCGATGTTTTTTTAAATGCTGTATCACATGCAATGATGATGGTAGGAAATTTTTCTAAGTCGATGTCTTCTTTATCATAGTATTTCCACCACTCTGTTTTAATCATGTTACCACCTTTGATGTATGGTGATTGTTGATAGAGTGCAGCAAACTCACGAGGATTAAGTTTTTCCATTTTACGTAAATCTGTCATAGGAAATCTTTCTTCCCATAAAGGTATTTGTTTTTTTACTTTGATGTAGCGTTTGTATCGAGATACTTTTGCTAAGGGTAAGTGTGCGTATTCTGGATTACGTATTTCATTATCTGATTCTGTATCAATGATAGCAGGAAAGTTAATGTGATCCCATTCATTCCAATCTTCTTGTGATTGAATACGACCACATAAGTCGTCTGGATGCCAACGAGTAGCAATGCAGATGACGGCTGGTGGTTGTGAGTCAAGTGGTTGAAGACGAGTGAGTAGGGATGCTACGTAGTAATTCCAGACTTTGTTACGTTGTGTTGCTGAGTCTGCATCTTCACGAGACTTGATAGGATCATCAATGATGAGTAGGTTGGCACGTCTACCTGTAGTTGTACCGCCTAAACCGATAGAGTAGTAGACACCACCTTTTGTTGTACCCCAGTTATCTACGGCACGAGAGTCAGCAGACAACTCCATGTTTTGAAATGTTTGTAGTGTGTTGGGATCCTTTGCATATTGTCTGACTTGTCTTCCGAATGTCATG